ATCTAACTACTGTTCCAAGACCTCCAAGTACAGCTATAAGAAAATCAAGAATAGGAGATAACAATTTCCAAAGAAATGTAAATATATTTGCAAGCCCTGTTACTACAGGCATTAGTACCATCATTATTGTTTCAACTAATGGAGTAAAAGATTTAATAACTAATGCAACAGCTTTGCCAAGCGCAAGCATTGCTGGAAACATATAATCTGCAATTGCACGAACCAATGGAATCATAGAAGCGCCAACTTGCGCTGAGTATGATCCAACAACAGCATCTAAATCTTTTAGTGCCCTTTCCATTGCAATAGCAATACCAGGAGCATAAAGCATTGCCGATTTGGCTAATTCTGAAACCGCTGAGTGAAGCTTGTTGAATGCAGCAGTAGCACCACTAACTACTGCTCCTGCAATTCCTATCGCTCTCCCAAAAGGACCCATCATGGCTAGCGCATTACCGATTGGTCCACTACCACCTCCACCGCCGCCTCCTGAAGACGAACCACCACCACCCATACTTCCACCAATGGTTCCACCTATCTGGCTACCAATCATGGCACCAGGGCCTTTTCCTATTAGGCCTCCAAGCAAAGCACCTATGCCCTGACCTAGAACTGTTCCAGCACCGGGACTTTTGGCAGCAGTCTGTTGCGCTTTCCTACGATCATTGAATTCCCTAGCAAGCCATTTTTCTTCTAACTTCTCTATTTCTTTTCCTTGCTTTTTATTCCAATCAAGCCTTTCGTTATATTCTCTTACAATCCATTTTCGCTCAAGCTCTGCCAATTCTTGGTCTTCGGCTTGCCTTTTTGCCGCTTGCTCATCAAGGCCTCTTCTCCACAATTTTCTGGCATTTTGCTCTATTCGTGCAAGATCTTTATCTGTTTTTAACGCAAAATCTGCCCTTTCTTTGTATTCTTTTACAATCCACTTTCTTTCCAAAGCTTCAAGATCAACGCCACGGCCACGACCGCCACCACCTCCGCCACTTGGACCACCATTAGCAACAATAGTAGCAGTAAGCCTCTCAACACCAACACGCAACGAACCAATAGCAGCACTAAGTGTAACGATATTAGACAACATCTGACTAATTTGATTGAAACTATGAATTAAAGCAAATACCGACATTTCAACACCTGCAAGCGCACCAGTGTTGGTTTCGGTTGCAGTTGTGTTAGCTCGTAAAACTTCAAGAAGTGGACCAAGGGCCCCATCATTAGATGGAGCCCCCATGGACCCAAGATCATTTCCAGTTACAGATGCACTCATTAATGATACCCTCTTCGTTCGTATTCATCCCAATTGTCTTGTATTACTTTTGGGTTCATACCAAACGCTGAAGCAGTCATGAAGTATTCCATCTTCATTTTTTGTACATCTTTCACTTCCCTGTATAGCTGAGGAGCAGGAAGCGGTTTGGGATTACCTTTGTCATCCCTGGGCCTGAACTGATGCTCAAATATTTGCCTATCTGTCAGCTTTGCAATCTCGTCGTAGGTAAGACAAAAGGGCTCAGATGTCAGCGTGGCATATGTTTGAGCAATGTTCAGGATGTGATGCTGTTTGCTGCGACTGCTGTAAGGTCCCTCTACTGACCCGTCAGAGTCGCTCGCCAGTTTGGGAAGGAGATGTCCATAATCAAACCAATCAATTCAGCAACTTCAGTGGGGTTCTCTTGAAGATATTTACCCCACTCATCAGTTGGAACTCCGGTGCAAACCTGGAGAATATTTGCAATACCGTCTTGAGTTTTAAACCAATCCTTGAATGCCCTGGAGCCAAATGTATAAGCTCCAGTCAAAGCTTTTTCGTGATACACGCCATAAGCAACACCGTATTCTTCATCAGACATGAAGTCTTTGTCTTGCTTAAGGATTTCCCTTGCACGGCATTTAAGAATGCCTTCCAGCTTTGCTTTAGCGGCTTGATCAAGAAGTGTGTAATGGATTTGCTTGTCACCAAGCATAAACGGCTGAGGGCCAGCAGCATTGCCAAGATTGGCATGCACACTAGCACTGGTTCCCTTGTGTCTACTCACTATAGTTTTCCTTTCAATGTCCACGGATAGTTGGCAAGATTCGGGGTCTTAGGATTGATCTTGTTGTTAAGCATGTCAACCCAACCATTATAGGTCGGATCGCTAGACCTAGCATCAAAAGAATAGTCCACTTTCGCACTAACGGATATTCCATAAGGCCCTGTTACGGAATTATTATACTCCATCTTGCTCACAATTACAGGGAGTTTTCGAGCAAGAATTGTGGGCCCATCCTTTAATTCCAAATACCAAAACAACGGACAACCCAAGTAAAACCCTGGGTTGCCGTCTTTTGGAACAAGACCAGCCAAAGAAATTTCACCAGCAGGAAGGGTTGGGTACCACCCTTCTCCCCTTGATGTTGGCATATTTCGCTCAAGCATGGTCATGCTTAAGGTAATAGTCCATTCCTTAAAAGTCATGTAGCCATTGTCTATATTTGGTACAACAAATGCCAATGGGTCTGGGGAGTTAAAAATTGGACTACCACATGGCTTTGGGTAATCACGGTACTCCATCATTACCTTGCCAAAGTAACCAGACCACATTTTTGGAGATGGCATTTACATTCCCACTTAAACGCTGGTCAAGCTTGTTCCAGAAATGGAAAGCTCGGTAGCTCCCTTGATGTCGTTACTTCGACTGTTGGAAGTAATACGAATCATTCCCGAATATGCGGGAAGACCACTGGCAACATTCAATGTGACCAAAACAGTCGCACCAACAGAAAGACCCGTTGATGTGGTAAGCACTGAAGGTTTTACATTGAAACTGATGTTGTATTTACCAATACCACCTAGCATTTGTTGTTGCGCAAAAGCATCTGCTCCTTTGCGTGACATAAATGTGGTAGCATCGATTTCCTCAACTTCGGCATCAAGCGTCCAGTCGTATGCTGGAATTTCAGTCGATCCGATAAGGACTGAACCATACTTGCCGGAAAACCCAGGACTTGTAGCCATTGATTACTCCTTATGCGTCGTCTATTGTAGTAGACTTACCAGAAAGTTCATACTCATAGTGACCATCTACAGACAACTTTGTTCCAACTTTGGTAATAAGAACATAATCTGTACCCCAAGTAATTCCGCCAGCTCCAAGGGCTACAGTAGCAACGACACCAGGTACAGGCAAAACAGTTGGAGTAGTTCCAGTAGATCCCAAAATAGGGCCAGAGATCGTATACGATCCTCGGCGAATACTGTCTACATTGTCCTGCATTCCACCAGTAAGAAAGTGGGTGGTATCAAGAGCATCGGCAGTGTCATCAATCTTCCAGTTGTTAGCCGGAAGACTTACTGTACCTCCACCGGGAACAAGCACATATGTTACAGTTCCGGTTTTTCCTGAAATTGGCATTGTTTACTCCTGGCCTAAGCAGGCCTTGCCTCAGATGTTGTTACTTTAAGCCTCACATTTGATGCCTGGTAGTTTGACCCAGTACCAGAAATAGGAATCACCAGAGGTGATCCTAATGCCACATCAATGTCCCACACAGCAGAAACAGAACCCAAAGGATTTCCGCTACGCCGAAGAATCAAAGCATCTCGGATTCGTTCTCTTAGTGCAATTGATGTATCACGCCCTGTTACATACTCCCGGTTTCCTGCTTCTACCAAGCACACACCAACAGGGTATTCGTAATAGATTCCGCCAAAGAATTCATTTTTTACACGCTCACCTTCGGTCAAGCCGATGATAAGCATGGGTAGGGTATCTTCAGGAAGAATGACAAGTTTCTTCCTTACTACCGTTGTAGGCAACGCTGGAGTAACTGCATCCAACCTGGCTTTTACTGCAACCAGAATATCGTTCAATACACTCACAGGGTTTCTCCAGCGTCAATAATTCCCGTGATTACCCATCGGTTGGACCAACTTGTCTCCACATTTCCAAGAATGCGGTAAGTTCGTCCTGTATCCTGGTCTACAATCTTTCCATTTGGTTCTGGAGCATATCCTAATTCAGTTTTGAAAATACAAAACTTAGTACCAACCGTTGGTACTGAAGTTCCACCAACAGATGCGGGAACCTGAGTCGCCGGATAACGCTTTACATTTTCAATTGTTACTGGAGTTCTAGGCGTAGAAAATGGAGTATAAACAACCGTAATCAGGTTGTCAAAAATAAGGTAATCTTCAGTAATATCCAACAAATCTGCCATTATACCTCAATCATCCTGTAGGGATGCTCTTCTACAGTATAACCATTAACTCCAAATATATTTTGTATTGCGCTTCGTCCTTCCCTATTTACAAAGTCAATTGGACCTAAATAGCCAGACTCATATTTTAAAATTTCGCCATACATACTAGAATTATGTCCATGATGCATGACAGCATCTTCAGGTACTGGCTTATATCCAAGTCGAAGCTCATTATTTACTATTTGGTATGAAACAGAATCTTGCAAATCACCATATTCCCTGTTTGGATATTGCCCAGGCTGCGCATGAGGCGACCATGTGTCGTCATCGGGATTGTAATCATCTTGAATAGCCAATTCTTGACGAAGACCTCGCACAAGTTGTTCGCCAAGTTCTTCTAGTCTATCCATAGGAACGATTAACTGAGTAGTGACAGCACCCCCATACGCAATGTTAAGCAAGAATCTGGCAACTTCTTCCATTATACTTTTACATATTTGTAATTAATATGACCACCAACTGCTACAGCAACAGACAAATTTATAATAAACGCCTCATCGGGATTAGTCTGAACTACACCCATTTCACTTTGGTCTGTATTTGCGCTAGGATGCGTAGTAATATTAGACCCAGCAATCATAGCCATAGGGCCGGAAATAACATTGGACCCGGATTTAAACTGCACAGATACTGTACCAGCAGCAGCAATAACATACCCTAAAATACGAACACGATACCCAGCTATTGCTGGAACAATCGTAGTATCACCAAGTGTCGATAAACTGATGGATCCGTATAACATTTCAATGACTCCTAGTAAGGAACACCCCGAGTGATTCGTACAACAGGGCCTTGCAACTTAGTTTGAATTTTCCTAAGCTCGTCCAATTGCTGAACAAGCATTCGCAAAAACTCTGTATGTTCTACCCGCTGACCGTCAATTTCATACGACGGTTTTGGATTTGAACTAATTTCCAGAATCTTTGCCGAAATATTCTCAATTGAACTAGATACATTGCTAAATGATCTTGAATCAGACATTTTTTACTTCTTTTATTGAGTATGCTTTGTATGGCCTATCAGCTGAAAGATGGTAGTAGGCACGATATGATTCTACCGCAACTTCCGGAGACAAAACTTCGTATTCTATTTCAGGTAGATTCCCATACCGAATCCGGTATATTTTTGTCTTGCCTTGAATTGTAATTTTTTCCTGTTTCACCTGAATACTCCTTTGCTCATTATACTCCAGCTCCTTCGACAAACAGACCCTGGGAAGTCCTTTCCTCCCAGGGTCAGACATTTACTACTGTTATGCAGTAGTATTTTTCAAGCAGTGCCATGGAGACCAAATCGAGGGGATACCTCGTTCGTGGCCAAAGTAGCTAGCTACCAATCCATTATCCACCATGTTGTAGCTTTGAGGGCTAGCCTGTTGGATTTGGAGAGGATAGTTCTGCATGTATTTGAAGGCCTTGGTAGGATCAATCATGAACCAGTTTTCCGTGGCATTTGCAGTAGTCAGACCAAGGCTGTTCACGAGCTGTTGCTCAAGAAGCGGACTGGTGAGAACACCGTAATTGCCAAAGTTGGAAACAGGATTGCCAGCACCACTGTTGACATACAGAGGGTTCGCAGAAGACTGCGCTCCACCAGTACGAAACTGAGTGGTAAGGCTGTCAAGGATCAGGTTGGCAGTAGCCAACTTGCCAGGACACACAAGGATCAAGTTCGGCTGACACATGATGCGCTTGCCGGTGTCCGGATCGGTAAACCGATTGAACGCCATGTACCCAGTTTGGATCGAGGTCCAATCGTACAACGGATTGGCATTGGAACCAATAAGGTTACCAGCGTAACCGAGGGTGTTACCACCAGAAGCCACATAGGTGTTGTACCCAGTGCCCTTCCAGTTCCAAGAGTTGTTATACCCAATTACGGTATCAAGGATTTCAAGTTCCTTGCGGTAAGCAAGTTCTTCCCCAATACTGGACGCCATGTTAAGAATGTCACCCGTAAGGTCGTAGAATACGGCCTCTTTGGTAACATCCATGGCAAGGGCGTTCTCCCTGGTTTCGGGAGTTTGAATCCAACGCTCTCCAAACTGAGCCCTAGGATGTGGTTGACCAGGTTGACGACGAGCAGACTTGTCGCCAATTGGGTTCAGCCCAATGACCTTTTGGCCGTTAAGCTTGGTCGGCATCGTAGGCATAAGCCTATCGCCGATAAAGCTTGGGTTGTTAAAGGCCTCAAGCATCTTGACTTCGATCAGACCGCCGGTCAAGATCGAGAATGCATTGATGTTGATGAACGACGAAGGATCAAGACCAAAACCAGTCGATTCAAACAACGCTTGGTTGTTATCAGGGTTCGCAGCAGAAATATGCGCCCTGGCTTTCATGTTGCGAGCATACTCGTCACCGTTGATCGGATCAAGTACTCGCACACCATCATGACCGAGAACACTTTCAGCCATCTCACGGATGGAGTAATCCTCCGCAAAATGCTTCCGTTCGCCGAGACGACGATTGCCGTTTCGATCTTTGTAATTATTGCCGTGCTCATCGCACAAGCCGAGGAAATGGCGAATTTCGTTAGTGAAACGAAGCGCACCATTACTTTCACGACGACGAGATTCGTAAAGATCCCGGAAATTCAACATGTTAATCATTCGGATTCTCCTGGTTTAGTTTAATTAAGGAATGAAGTCAGCAGCACGAAGAGCAGATAGCTTGCCAACAAGGCGTACACGGAGAGTTTCCGTGCCAGACCCAACTTTGGGCTGGAGAAGCTGACCAATAATTGATCCCGCAGTGCTACCAATAGCCACAGTGTTGTCACCGGTTGCACCGACAACACCGACAACAGTTGATCCAATTGCAGACGCAGCCCCAGTTACTTGAGCTGAGTAGATACCACTAAGGGCAATATTAATGCCATCAGTTCCCGTAGGATACCCTGGAGTACCATCCGAAGTATCCGCAGCAAGTTTACCTTGAAGCGCAATACCTACGAACGCACCACCAATGTTTGCTACAGTATCCGAGTAACTAGTCGTACCCTTGGACACAGGCTCAACTTTGCCAGTAGCAGCATTGAGTACCAAGAGATCGCCGACAGAGATTACCGTAGATGCCACACCAGGCATATTCACGGTTTCATAAACATCAGGGGGAAGGACAAACCGTCCACCATTAAAAGTAGCACCCATTCATCTACTCCTTAAGATTTAAGCCAATCAGAAACATTCTTTTCAGGAATCCGACTTGCCACGCTGGCAGAAGACGGAATGGAAGTAACCGGTTTGGAAACCGATTCCGCCAAAGCAACACGCCGGATCAAAGGAATGACTTCTGCTTTGGAGAGCCGAGTAAGCGACTCCAACACAGTAGATTCCATGACAATTCCGGCCACAGCACATAGTTCCTGAACTTCATTCAGGGGTGTGCCAACAGGTTTAACTTGAACTCCCTCAGCAATCGGCTGGACCTCAGCAGAAACGACTGCGGGAGTTTCAATTTGTTCCACGGCATCAGGCATTACTGCTGACTCCTGTAACTGGATGGGATCCATAGATTCAGATTTGATAGAGGATCCCCCATCTCCATCAGATCCTTTCGTACCAGTATCCGAACTCGACGAGTCCGAATCATCGGTATCTTTCATACCGTACTCTTCCGCAATTAGCTTGAGACGGTCTTTGTGTTTTTTCGTAGAATCACATGCAATGCTTTCCATTTTGCAGCATTTTTCACACATAGATTTTACGGACTTTTTGTCTTCTGATTCCGCCAATGAGGTTGTAGTTGCAGGATTTGCCACAAGATCCACCGAGTAAACCTTTCTAATTTTGATAACTTCGTCAACCCCACCAACTCTTTTTCGTGCGCAATCCGCCAGGTGCGAAAATCCCATGCAATTTGGCATTTTCTCTGCCGATTCCATCAATCTTTCGTACATCGGGTGCGACTTCAATAATTCTACATCGCCAAAAATACCCTCACCTTCGATGAAACGAGCATTGACAATACGACCAATCCTATCATCGATATCCCGATCATTGCCATTTTCTCTATCATGATTTTTATTTACAACTTTATTTTCGTAAAGTTTAAATCCTTCACGCATAGCCTCGGGAAGATACCGACGACCATTTCTAGAAGTAAACCCGAGAATTTTGACATTACGGAGAATGCCAGATTCCCGATCAACAATAAGAGGACTTAAAACATTAGACTCTAAGAATTGCACTTCATCGAAATTAGAATTGTTCATGTTAGCAGTATACTCCTTATTTGCATAGTACTATACTTACTTCTTTGGCGCAACATTCAGGTAGGCATTATGTGCCTGAGTTGAAGTTCTAAAATATCCTATGTGTCGTGTGACAGATCCTTCGTGTATTTCCGCTTTCCATTTTTGCTTGGACTTGTCAAAAGTGACACCTTCTAACTCATTCCGTTTTTTTTTACCATCGTCTCCTCCAGATCCTCCGACCTGAGGAGTATTTGTCTCAGGATCCCCTGGGGCCAATTCAGAGGCTGGAGATTTAATCTCAGCAGGCTGTCCTGGCTTTCCAGGAATTACTTGACCTTCCATAGCAGACGAAGGATGTGGATCTTCTACTGCTTCTCTGCGTCTGTTTTCCAATTCTTTGGCATAATCCAACCCAATTTCGCTGGTGATCGTCTTCTTCGACTTGATTCCCATGTCCATGTATTCCCGATTCGCCCTTGCCTCTGCGCCTTTGTCCCGGATTTCCATGGATGGAGCTGAAATTTCCAGCTTGATGGTTTTTTTCCAATCAAGTGGGACTAATTCCGCTAAAGCAGCGTTATCCAAGGCTCGAATAACAATCTGCTTAAAGCATTTCTGGTATGTTCGTTGCATACGAACAGCAGAACGCAAAAACGGGCTTTCCGCAGTCAACGACGAAGCGAATGACATTGAATCTGCACGGCCACTAACCAGCCATTCTGGCGCAGAAAACTTCATGCCAGCAGCACGAAGCACAGCCTGAAGAACTTCCAGATGCGCACCAACATTCTTTCCGCCAGGAGGCTCAACATACTTGGTATTGTTGGTCATGTCCAATACAGCACCAGGTGTCACCGTAGAATACCCAGAAAATGCGCTAGGAAGCATATTCCCTGGGATACCTTGAGAATACGGATATCCACTTTTCTGCGTATCCAGGAAATCATCAATTTGGTCTGCGGTTACACCGTCATGCTCTCTAATCGCAGCAATTGCCGCTTGGATTGCAGAACCCTCACCGACATTCCTTGTAAGTTTCAATGCTAGATTGAACATTTCCAGCGTGGAAAATGTAAAGTCGGAAATTCCACGCTTCATGGCAGCAGTAACATTTGTTTTCAAATGCACAATATCTTTTGCATTGATAATATTGTCAGTTACAGCCGTGCCCGTCTCATTATTGTATTTGACATTGTATGCATACACAGTCTGCGAATCTGAGGGATCCGTCTGGATGCCAAATCCCCATTCAGGAAACGATGTGCCTGCTGGCTGCGTTACTAATTCAGGCTCCACCATCCGCAATTTTAGATTGCCATCTTCCTGATTGAACATTCGTACAAAAACTTCACCGTCATACCGACTACGCCTAAAAATCTCTTCTTGAACCGAGACAAAGTCTGAAATCTCATACCAGTTATTGACAAACTCCTGGCATTGTGCCGCACCTTCCGGGTCATCTTCGCTAGAGAAATGGGCCATAAACCCATTTCCGATGACATAACTGATCATAGTTTCTACGACACCATTTGCATTTGGGTTCGTACGATAACAAAACCGACTGGAATTCCTAATCCTACCCAAGTCCTGCTCATTACGAACAAATGGATAATCGGCACCATAAGCACGGTCAATCGGGTTGTTTATGCCCCAAGACGCATAACCAATAGCGTTGTATTGGTTGGTCCCCACCATGAAGGCATCGCCTTGAAGCTCCGAGGGGTAGTACGGATACCCCCAGCTCTCCTTCACAACTTTGTGCCCAGGATTCTGCGGCAACTTTCCTTTCCAACCCAATGCTTCCCAGACTTTTTCAAACATATTATGCTTTCAAAACTTTTACTGGAGGTCGGAATTTACCATTTGCTACCGTCAACAATGTTCTAAATGCCAACTCCATGGCATCGGGTCCGTCGTCATACTTCGCTGAAGGAAACAGACGAATCTGATCCAGCAACAACTGTCCGTACGGATTTTTCATTATACGGAATCGTTTCTGTTCCAGAAACGGTCCAAGTCTGCGTATACGAACTTCCTTCTTTATGTGATTATGAACACCTTGGGTCATAATTCGTAATCCCATAAGATCACTTTTCTTTACCAGGTTTTGAACAAGCAAGTGTTGGAAACTGTTTGTTTCACATGTTACCAACTGAGGCCTATATTTCTGGTACAATTCTAACACATTGTCGACAATAGCTTCAGAAGACATTCTTGCAATCAACGGATTGATCAAAACACTGTTGTCTTGCAGTCTACCCGCAATGATAATCGCACAATAGTCGCCATTTTTGCTCTCAACCCCTTTGGATGGGTCGATTGCCATGACAATTTCTTTCAATTCTTCTCGTTTTGGCCATGGTTTATCCCACCAAATATCATCTCCAAACAGGTCTTGAGGCCATTCTGTAGCACCTGGTGCAGTAGGATTTTGCTGATAAAGAGCCTCAAATTCCCGTGTTCCTAGCGATGTTTTGATCTGTTCCAGTGCTGCTATGTCGTATTTTTCAGGCCATAACGACTCGCCAGGGGCTCTAGGGTCATCGATATTACGATCCGTAGTAGCAATCGCTGGCAAACACAGATATTCAAACTGATCCGCAGTCTTGTCCATGGATTGTAGTTGGAGAACGGATCCAACAAGATCTTCCGGGGACCATCGTGTCATAACGACCAGGATTCGGGCATCTTTTTCTGCCCTTGTACGGAAAGTAGACTTGTACCAATTCAAAATATTCTCTCGCACAGTAGGCGAGTCCGCATCCTGTCTATTTCTAATAGGATCGTCTACAATCAACCATCTTGCCCCCATACCCGTAATTGACCCACCAACACCTGCGCTGCGGTAATACCCTTTAGCCCCTACCAATTCAAACAAGTCCGAAGTTCTGGTATAACTTTCCGACACAGACCCTCGACCGCCTTGTCCTTCAGGAAGTCTGGAATTCGGAAAAAGCAGCTTGTAAGGCTCACTACACATATACCGCTGAACATCCCTATTGATACGGCCTGTCAATTCGCTGGAGTAAGAGCAGGCCATCACCTTGTCGTCACGGTCTACACCCAGAATGTAAGAAGGAAGGAGCCTGGAAATAAGTTCAGATTTCCCAAACCGTGGAGGCATGGATACACATAACCGACGAAGTGCATCCGGATGATCCTCCGGAAGAAACATTCGTTCAATTTTATCGATAATTAACTGATGATGCCAGTTACACGAAAACTGTGGAAACACAAACTCACAAAAATGCCTAAAACTTGTTCTGGCATTCTTTCTTTTGGCCAATTCTTCTACCATCTGGTCCAATTCAGACATTGTTTGCAGTATCCTCAATTGGTTTTATGACTACTGCGTCGTCAATCCGTATCACAGTCTTTTTTGAATCCAGACGCAATTTCTTAGCTCTTTCTTCCACAAGTTCATTCAATTGTTCATCACTCATTTTGGTTGGATCGGTTTCATGGGTCAATTTGTGATTAATCTCAGTCCTTGGCGTATACCCTCGGTCTTTACCCAAGGTTTGCAATGCCAATTTAACCGCCCATGGCGTACCGCTGACAACCGCATCCGTGAAATGGCCTTCAGCCACATCCACAATCATATTCCGTAGCTTGTTGACCAATTCTTTCAATTTGGGACGCACAGCAATGAATCGTGACAATCTCCATAACGAAACACCCAATGCCTCAGATGTTTTAGGCACAGATCCATTACAAGCTTTCAAAGTGGATACAACCTCATTGTACCCAAGACGACGACCACGCTGAGGAAGATGTTCATCCTTCATGTGACTTCCTCCTTGAATCCACATCCAGAATCAGACGACGAATAAACAATTCACTCATTGGATCCTCGAAATTCACGCCGTATTTTTCGCAAATATTCTCAAAGTCAATCATCCACGGATCCATTCCACTAAGCGCACACTTTTGTAAGAAATCCACATATAATTTACTGACAGTATCGTCTTCGCCTTCTTCTATTCCATTGTCATACAAAGCTTTAGAGTACCAGGATTGGAAAATCTTAGTGTCTTTTTCGTAAATGGACGCTTCCATATCGAGCTGGTAGTCCAGAAAAATAGGACTATCTATTTTACCATTCCAGCATCCTTCAATCCCATAAGAATGCAACCTGTTCAGGGTCTTCCTATGCATATCCACAATAATGGTCATGACCTCAGATTTTGACATCTTTGACGATGATCGACAAGCCAAACCTGTAAACAGTGGAATGTCTAAGTCATCCTCATCTTCTTTTATAAAGAAAAATCCACAATACCAGTCAGCATTTTTGTTCTCTGCCAGTTTTCGTTTAGCAATGTACGAAAATTCAAGATTCGCTTCTACCGTGTTATCACCTAAGACTCCATGAAAATACTCTTTTCCTAATATCTCAGTCAGACGCTCTTTCAGGGACTGACCGGTCAATGTCATGAGTCATATCCCCCGTATAGTTCCAACGGTATGTCATCAAAGTCCTGACGGCCAAGACTTTGGTCAATATCCCGATTGAATACAGCATAGATGCCATACTTTTTTTCCAGCACCCAATCCGCCCACCTTGCAGCCAGTTTCTCAGAATCAAACTCACGATATACATAATACGGTTTCTCTGCGTACTGTCCGCTGATTCGTACCCGTCCACGCCATTGACCTGGCAACCCAACAAAGCCAGGATCGTATTGAATGAAGAAATAGATGGATCCTATCCTGCGAACACCTCGCCTCATCTCCGAAAATTCCTCGCTGACATATTTCACATTGTCCGGCGAAGCTTTCTTGGACGGATCACACAATACAAGATGGCAATTCCCTGGTCTTGGATTCTTGGAATACCAAACCATGAAATCTTTCTTGTATCGCCAAACATTGGCCACATTCTGATTCTTCTGGTAACGACCATACCAGTTATCCGCATATTTGCGCAGGCCGATCAGGCCTTGGCTCTCATATGTCGCTGGAATATACTCCAACTTGTTTTTGCCAAACGATCTGGATTTAATGGCCATGATCTGAGCCAATTGCTTTGGATCCTTTCCAGGAACAAGTTTCGGAGAAAGTTTTCTTTTCCTTGGCATGTCACTTTCCTTCGAGAATCAATCTAAGGACAACTAAAGGGTTCCTCAGTAAATCTCGGATGACCTCGATTTACTTCGTCACTCATCGCCGTAGGCGATGTTGTATGACTTGTCGTCGTCGCAAGCTCCTAGACAACTGTTTTTTACAATGTAATGTAAGTCTGAAAATGCTAATCTGTCCTCATTACATTTTCGTAATGTTTGTAAAGCCTTAGCAGTAAACGAAATAAAGTTTGTATTTAGGCGTTGACGATGTCTTTAATTTTCGCTGATGAAAGCCATCTCCTATGCTACAATGCCTGTGTTGCACCGAGGAACGGAGAATCAATGAACCCAGTAGACTTTGTAATGAAGATGCCTTGCGGCTCTATCGAGTCCGTCTTTAAACAAGAGGCTAACCAAATTGTGCTAATAGCAGAATCCAAGTATGACCAGCTATTAGGCATGGAAAAAACATTGGAATTCAGTATGACAAAAACTGAAATCCTAGAACTGTCCACCAGGTTACTTATTGCAGGTCTTGAACTGAAAGATGAGGAGGTTTGACATGAAGAAAAATAAAGTTGTTACGGCCAAGGTGAAAAAAGTACACAAGGACATCGACAAGAAACAAAAGAAGAAGAAAGTAAAACCCGATCCAAAACCAAAACCAAAATATGTGGTTTTGCTCAAGAATCCTAGCATTGCCAAAGTGTTACACGCTCTGGCTCTTGGCTATGTCATCCGAAGACGATTGCTTGAAGGTGATTTCGAATATATCTCTTTGGCAAACCAGTTCTTGTCTTGTGAATCTCCGGTTAATGGTCAACTAAAGTGGGACATACACACCATAGATTTTTCCTTGTCAGACTACTGGGAAGTCTTATTCCCAATAGGCACGACAGGAGTTGAACTTGTCTGAACCAATGACTCAAATCAAGAAAGCCTCATGGACACTTTGCGAGTGCTGTGAGGATTACTGGTGCAGTATCCACCATGACCATGTCTACGACTGCGAATGCCCTCCACTCGAAGAATGGACAGTAGACCCATATGGCTTGCAGGACAAAGGGCCATGCGGTAACACATGAATAATAGACTGCTGTCAAGCACAGATATCGCTGCTATCGAGGCAAAGTGGATCGATAAGTTACCAAGGACCTATCGGGAAAACTGTCATCTGACCAGCGGACATCAGTCCTGTTCAATTGCCAAACTCCTGATGCACATCCAAGAACTCGAAAAACTGAAGTGATAAATATGGACAAGGATGTCCATAGAAATAGTTTTGAGTTTCTATAGCGAGATGAGTTTTTCAGATTTCAAAAGTAAAACCGTTTTACCTCCCTAGAGGATAGCGGAGTGAGAGTAGGTGTGGAGGGATGGGATGGAGTGGAAGTGAGTGGATGTGGGTAGGTGGTAGGTGGATGGAACGGGGTATGGAAGGTTTTTGAAGTTTTGAAATCTATGTCTCAGCTATAGTGGTTCGTTCCTAGTTCATAGGATTTGGGTCCCATGGTGTCCCGGTCGTTTTTCGCCCTTTTCGGCCTCGATTCCGGCCATCTACTCGTCCAATTATCGTGATCCGGAGCTCTCCGGCCGTGGTCTGGCCGTGTCGTGGTGTCCAGGTGGTGGGCAGGCCAGCCGGTTAGGTCCGGTACGGTGTTTGGTTTCGGGCTGCATGGTGTCCGGGGTACCAGGTGGCCAGGTAGGTGACCGGTTGGGCAGTATTCGGTAGATACCAGGTGGGCGGGCGGTTCGGGCGATGCCTGCAGCCGGGGCAGGCGTCCAGGTGGTGGGCAGTGTGGGGCGGGCTGACCATGTGCAACCGGAGTCAGCCGGGCCGGTTTGCTGGTCCGGGGGTGGCTCTCGGCTCACCCCTTCCCCGGTCAATTTCCTCTTCCCTTTCCCTCACTTCCCCTTCCCCTTCCCGGCCATCCCTCATTATTGGGTACCCGTTCCCCTCCCGGTTACCTCCACTGGCGTTGGCATCCACCAACGAAAAAACCCGGGGGTGTTTCCTCCGGGTTGCGTGTTCCAGGTTGTCCGGCCGTGTGGCCTTAAAAGATTATTGCGTCGTCACCTTCCTCCCACGAACCCTCATCCAACAACCAACGACGGAATTCCTTGGCGTTCCGTGCTGCTGCGATGGCCTCCGCCCAAAGGGCCCGGCGGCTTTCCTCCCGGTGGTCCGGTTGTGCTTGGTGGGCGGATGCGGCGATGTGAAACAAAATGCGCTTGGTCATTTCTTCCTCCTGTTTGGGTGTTACTGTCCGTAAACTTTTATCCTGGGCGGGGTGCCTCTCCCGGCCTCATACCAGGTGCGGCACCTAATCCGGTGAAGTGCTCGTTCAATCCCCTGCAGTGTCTGCAGCTGCCGGGGGTGGATGAAATATCCGCTGTCCTCGTGGGTGTGGCCTTCTGACTCGTAGGTGCCTCTCCATGGGGTGTAATAACCCTTGGTGTGATTCATGGTCCTGCTCCTGCTTGTTGTGGTTGGTTACTTGTGGTTGGTCTGGTTGCGGTGGGCAATTGTTACGATGTCTGAGGCGGCCAAACATGCTTCGCCTGGGAATCCTGCGGCCTGCATTGTGTCGCATGCATTCTGGGCGTAAGACTCAACGGCTGATTCCAGGCTGTCGTGAGCGTATGCCTGGTCAAGGGCCATTGCGTAGTTTGCTCGGCCGATGTGGTAGGCCGTGCTCTCGGCGTATCGGCTTACGGCGTTTTTGTTGGCCCTTTCCTGGAGCTGTTCGGCTATTTGGGTGGCTTCAATCAGAGAATTGGTATATGTAGCCTTAAGTGTTCGGCCGTGTTCCTGGCCGTTTCTCAGCCAAGCCGGGCGGATTTCATAGCAAAACAAAAATGCCCC